TGTGGGACGCCGGCGCGGGCATGGTGGTCGAGGATGACCTGGTCGGCCGGTCGTGCTTCGCCGGGTTGGACCTGGCCTCGACGACCGACCTGGCCGCGTGGGTGCTGCGGTTCCCGGCCGAGAACGGCAAGCCGCCCGCGGTGCTGTGGCGGTTCTGGACCCCCGAGGCGCAGCTCAAGGCGCTGGATCGCTACACGGCCGGCGCCGCGTCCACGTGGGTGGCGCAAGGCCTGCTCACCGCCACCGAGGGCGACTGGATCGACTACGAGGGCGACGAGACGACGGGCCGCTCGGGCTCGGGGATGGCGATCCACCCGCAGATCGCCGCCGATCACGGCCGGTTCCGCATCTTGAAAGTGGGCTACGACCAGGCGCAGGCGACTGCGACGGCGCAGTTCATGCAGCGTCTCGGCCTCGACATCGCTCCGGTGCCGCAGGGTTTCGGCGTGTCGGCGGCCCTGAAAGAGGTCATGCGCCTGGTGAAGCACGACGCCGAGCACGGCGACGAGCTGCTGCTGGGCCATGGTGGCCACCCGGTGGCGCGCTGGAACGTCGACAGCGCCGAGGTCAAGCGCGACGACGGCGACCGCATCAAGTTGGTGAAGCCCGACCGGTCGAAGTCCGGGGCTCGCATCGACGGCCTGGCCGCCCTGGCCAACGCCGTGAAGGTCGAGCTCGAGCACGTGTCGCACGGCGATGTAGCCGCTGCTGTGTGGTGAAGGAGGGGTTGCTGATGTCCGAACACCTCCGCCTGCTGGTCGCTGCCATCGGTTTCGCGTGCCTCGTCACCGGTTCCGCGATGATCCTCGCTCCGTTGGGGTGGATCGTCGGTGGTCTGGGGTGCCTGTTCGTGGCCATCGACGCCAAGGCGCGCTCGTGAGCATCCTGTTCCGGGACCGCGAGGCGCGCTCCGCTGACTCCCTGGCCGAGGTCCTGGCCGCCAATCGGGGTGGCCAGCCGTACCGCGGTGGCCCCGTGGACACCGACCAGGCCCTCCGCCTGGGCGCCGTGTGGTCCTGCATCGACCTGATCTGCCGTCTCGCCGCTCTCCCGGTGTCGCAGTACCGCAAGGCCTCGGACGGTGCGCCGCTCGAGGTGGCTCCTTCTGCGCTGCTCACGTCGCCCTCCGCGGACGTGTCGCCGATCGGGTGGCGCCGGCAGATCTACATGTCGTGGCTCACTCGCGGCAACGTGTTCGGCGCCGTGTCGTCGCGTGACCGACTGCTGTATCCGACGGGCGCGGAGATCCTCGACCCCAGCCGGTTGACCGCCAAGCGTCCGCGCGTGGGCGGCCCGGTGGAGTGGCTGGTCGACGGCAAGTCGATCGGCTCGGACCTGCTGCACTGGCCGGCGTTCACCGTGCCGGGTTCGCCGATCGGGCTGTCGCCGCTGGAGTACGCCTCGCGCATGGTGGGCCTCGGCCTGTCGGCGGGGCAGTTCGGGTCGCAGTGGTTCACCGATGGGGCTCACCCGTCGTCGGTGCTGACCACGGACAAGCCGGTGGACGCCGAGCAGGCGGCCACGATCAAGGCCCGGTTCATGGCCGCCATTCGGGGGCGCGAGCCCGCCGTGTTGGGCCTCGGCATGAAGTACGAGTCGATCCAGATCGCGCCCAACGAGTCGCAGTTCCTCGAGACGATCAAGGCCAACAAGGCCGACGTCGCCGGGTTCTTCCTGGTGCCGCCGGAGATGATCGGCGGCGAGTCCGGCAACTCGATGACGTACGCCAACATCGAACAGCGGTCGCTCGGCTACCTGACGTGGAACGCCGGGTGGTGGATCACGCTCCTCGAGGAGTTCCTCTCCGCACAGGTGCCCCGCGGGCAGTACGTGAAGATCAACACGGGCGCCCTGGTCAAGGTCGATCTCAAGACGCAGGCCGAGGTGGAGGACATCCGCATCCGTGGCGGATGGGGCAAGCCCGACGAGGCCCGCGCCCACGAGGAGCGCGAGCCGCTGCCCGACGGTTCCGGCCAAGTCACCCTCTGGCCGCCCTACGCCACGAGCACCCCCCCCGCCCCGCAAGGAGGCCCCAGTGCCTGAACGCGATCTCCGCAACCTGCCCCCCGAGGTGCTGGCCCGGCTGGCCGACAACGGCGCCGACCTGCGCACGGCGAACCTCGAGGTGTCCCAGCGTGGGCGCATCCTCGAGGCCCGGTCGTTCGCGAGCGGTGAGATCCGTCTCGACGACGCCGGACTCCCGGTGCTGGACGGCTACGCCACGGTCTACGAGCACGGCTACGACGTGGCCGGTGGCGCCCCGTACGGCTGGGTCGAGACGATCGCCGAGGGCGCCTGCACGAAGTCGGTGATGGAGCGCGACGACGTGCGCTTGCTCCTGAACCACGAGGGTGTGCCGCTCGGCCGCACCCGCTCCAAGACGCTCGAGCTCGAGTCGGACGCCACGGGTCTGCGCTGCTCGTCGACCCTCGATCCCATGTCGCCGCTCGTGGCCACGATCCGCTCAGCGATGGACCGCGGCGACCTCGACGAGATGTCGTTCGCCTTCCGGGTGCTGCGCCAGGAGTGGAACGCCGACTACACCGAGCGACGCATCCTCGAGGTGAAGCTCTTCGACGTGTCGGTGGTGACCTACCCGGCCAACCCCGCCACCGTCGTCCAACTGCGGGCCGATGAGCCTGCCCCCGATCTCGCCCCGGTCACCGACCGGCGCGGTGCCCTGGCCCTCGCCGAGGCCCAGGCGTTCGTGCTCTCCCGCTCCCGCGGATGAGCCACCCCCCGGCACTCGCCGGGCGACACGCCGAATCCCACGCCGGTCCCGCACGTCGGGCACCACCTGGGGTTCACCTGCTGCCCACCAGAGCCACGACGGACCGCCCGACCGGGTGGCCGATCCCCTCGTGTCCCAGGAGGACAACCCCATGAACCTGCTCGATGAGATCCGCGCGAACATCCGCGCTGCCCTCGACGCCCGAGACGCCCAGCAGGGCGAACTCGACGCCCTCATCGCCGACGCCGAGGCCCGTTCCGACGGCTCCGGCTTCACCGACGACGAGACCACCCGCTTCGGCGAGCTCCGCACCGCCCTCACCGGCGCCGATGAGGCCCTCGCCTCCCTCGAGGCTCGCGAGGCCGAGCTGGTCGATGCCGAGGCCCGCAAGGCCGCGGCCGAGGCCCTGTCGGCCCGCATCGGCGGGGCGCCCGCCCCGACCTTCCGGGTCGGCGCTGAGCCCGAGGTGTACCGCCAGGGCGGTGAGCACTCGTTCATCCAGGACGCCTACCGGGCGGCCTTCTCGAGCGACTACGCCGCCCAGGACCGGCTGGTGCGCCACGGCCGGATGGCCGGTGAGTCCCGCGACGTCGGCACCGGCGCCTTCGGTGCGCTCGTGCCCCCGCAGTACCTGGTGGACATGTTCGCCCCGATCGCCCGCGCCGGGCGCCCGATCGCGAACGCCGTCCGGCAGCTCCCGCTGCCCGCCACCGGGATGACCTTCAACATCCCCCGCGGCACCACCGGCACCGCCACCGCTGCGCAGGCGTCCGAGAACGACGCGGTGCAGGAGACGAACTACGACGAGACCACCCTCGCCGTGACCCTGCAGACCATCGCTGGTCAGCAGGACGTGTCCCGTCAGGCGCTCGAGCGTGGCGTGGGCATCGACCAGATCATCTTCCAGGATCTGGCCTCGCACTACGCCACCGTGCTCGACGCCGCCGTGTACGCCGACATCGTCGGCACCTCCGGCATCAGCGCGGTGACCTACACCGACGCGTCGCCGACCTTCGCCGAGTTCTGGCCGAAGCTCGCTGACGCGATCTACCGCATCAACGGCACCCGGTTCATGCCGGCCACCGCCATCTTCATGCACCCCCGTCGCTGGGGCTGGTGCACGGCGCAGGTCGATACCACCGGCCGCCCGCTGGTGTCGCTCGAGGCCCCGCAGAACCCCGCCGGGATCGGCAAGGCCGCCGAGTACGGCCAGGTCGTGGGCACCATCCAGGGCCTGCCGGTCATCACCGACGCCAACATGGCCACCAACCTCGGTGGCGGCACGAACGAGGACCTGGTCGTCGTGGCCAAGGCCGATGACATCCTCCTGTGGGAGGACGGCGACGGCTCCCCCAAGGAGCTGCGCTTCGAGCAGACCACGGGCGGCTCGCTGACCGTGAAGCTCGTGGCCTACGGCTACGCCGCGGTGACCACCGGCCGCTACCCGAAGTCCATCGCCACCGTCGGTGGCACGGGCCTCGTGGCCCCGACGTTCTGACCCTGAACGTCTGAACGTCTGGACGAGAGGCGGGCCGGCCTCCGAGGCCCGCCTCTCGTCCAACCCCCCTTCCCCATGACCCTGGGAGGTCACCCCCATGTCCGATTCCCGCGTGGAAGCCCTGCTGAACGAGCGGGCCGGCTACGTCGCCACCGGCCGCAAGGACCGGGTCGCCCAGGTCGATGCCGAGCTCGCCGCCTTCGGCGTGGCTGTGGACTCCGATCCCGAGGTGGAGGCGGCCGTGCCGTCGAAGCCCAAGGCCCGCGGCCGGGGCCGGGCCTGACCTCATGACGGCGACCCCGTACCTCACGGCCGCGCAGGTCGCCGAGCGTGACGGCCGGTTCCCGTCGCGGAACTGGACGGCCACCGCGATCGAGGGCCAGGTGGCCTCGTTCGAGTCGCTCGCCGAGCGGTACCGGGGTGTCGCCTACACGCCGCGCGACCGGGTGCAGACGTTCATGGTGGCCGGCGCTGACCGGTTGCTGCTGGACCGCAAGCACATCCGCTCGGTCGCGTCCGTCACGGTCGATGGCACCGCGGTGTCGTCCTCGCGACGCAAGCTCGACCCGGCCGGCGTCATCCACGTCGTCGGCGACCTGACCGGCCTGGTCGTCGTCACCTACTCCCACGGCTACGACTCGCCGTCGCCGCTCGTGTTGGACGCGTGCACCGAGTACGTGTTCTGCGTCCTCACGACCCACGCGTCAGGCGTGTCCCGCAACACCCTCTCGGTCTCCTCCGAGGCGGGCACCACCCGCTACTCCACCCCCGACTGGAACGCCGGCCGCCCGACGGGCTGGCTCGACGTGGACCGGCTCCTGAACGACCTCGACGACGAGCGCGTGGGTGTGGCCTGATGGCGCAGATCCCGGTCCGCTGGTCGGTCATCAAGGCGCTAAAGGACCTGTTCATCGCTCGCCCCGAGCTCGAGGGCTGCCAGGTGGAGACCGGCTGGCCCGGCGACATGGGGATCACCGGCACCGAGGTGCTGTACCTCGACATGGTCGTCTCGTCCGAGGTCGACGTCCCGACGATGCGCCCCGGCACCAAGGACCAGGACGACACCTTCGACCTGCACTGGGTGACCTTCGTGCGAGGCCGCACTGACCACGACGAGGCCATGGAGCGGCTGTGCGAGATCGACGCCGGCATCCACCGGGTGATCGTCGGCGACCCGTCGCTCGGCGACCTCGACGGGGACGTGTCGGCCGAGATCATCGAGCGCAACCAGAAGGCCCCCCGCACCCCGTCGGACGGCCTGCTCGGCCATGGCCTGGTCGTCATCCAAGTTCACACCCGTCTCTCCCCCTGAGGTCGACCCATGCCCAAACTCACTTACCCCGGCCCGTTCGAGGCCGTCGATGTCCCGTCCCTCGGCCTTCACGACGTGAAGCGCGGGGCGACGGTCGAGGTCCCCGACGACGCCGCCGAGGCCCTGGTCGCCCAGGGCTGGAAGCGGGCCGCGGAGAAGAAGGCCGATACGGCCGCCACCCCCACCAAGGCCGCCACGGCTGCCAAGAAGGAGAAGTAGATCATGGCAATCGGAAGCGGCATGTCCGCACAGATCGGCTACGGCCTCGAGACTACGGCGGGCGTTCCCGTCGATCCGACGCTGTTCCTCCCGTTCCGCAACGAGTCGCTGGAGGACACCCGTGAGCGGGTCGACTCCGAGTCGATCATCGCCGGCCGGCGCGTGCTCGACGACGACAACTTCAACGGCGGCCCGATCACCGTCGGCGGCCAGACGGCCCATGACCTCTACGACCGCGGGGTTGGCCCGCTGTTCAAGGCGATGTTCGGTGGGAAGGCGACCACGGGCAGCGGCCCCTACGTCCACACGTTCACGCCTGGCGCCCTGTCGTCGTACACGATCCAGAAGGGTGTGCCGGACGTGTCTGGCACTGTGCACCCGGAGACCTTCGCTGGGTGCCATGTGGCCTCGTGGGAGCTGGCCTGTGAGGCCGGTTCCATCGCTTCGCTGGCCCTGACGTGGGCGGGCATGTCGGCGCAGCACGGCTCGCGTGTGGTGGCCGACGGTGTGACCACCAACGCGTCGACCACGATCACGTCGGCCACGGCCGTCTTCTCCGATGCCGATCTGCTCAAGGGCATCTCTGGCACCGGCATCCCGAGCGGCGCCTACATCACGGCGGTGGCGTCGGCCACGTCGGCGACCATCTCGGCGGCTGCTTCGGCGACCGGCACCGGCGTGTCGTTCACGATCGGCAAGGCGCTGGCCACGGCCAGCTACCCGGCCTCACAGAAGCTGGTCAAGTGGAACCACGCGGCCGTCGGTATCGGTGGCTCTTATGCCCCGGTCAAGTCCGTCACGATCTCTGGCGACAACGGTCTCGACGTGGGCCGTCGTCTCCTCGGGTCGAAGACGATCCTGCCTCCCCTCGAAGCCGGGCTCCGTTCCTACACGGGCACGTTCGAGGCTGAGTTCAACGACCTCACGCAGATGAACCGGTACCTGGCGGGCGACCAGTTCGCCATCGTGGTGGCGTTCCTGGTCGGCAGCTACGTCGTGTCGTTCTCGATGAACGCCCGCTACGAGCCGGGGTTGTCGCCGATGGTGAACGGCACCGGGATCGTTGGCCAGTCGCTCCCGTTCAAGTGCGTGGGTTCGACTGATGCCGCCGCGATCACGGCGTCGCTCACCAACGGCGACGTCTCCATCCCGTAGCCCGTGGCCGGCTACGTCGATGTCCTCGGCCTTAAGCAGCTGAGGAAGAGCCTCAAGGGCCTGGAGAACGAGCGGGAGTGGGCGAAGGCCCTGTCCGGCATGAACCGGGACCTGGCTCGCGACGTAGCCGGCTGGTCGAACTCGGCGGCGTCCGGCATGGGTGGGCAGCAAGCCCACTTCGCCGGTGCGTTCAAGGGGTACGCGACCGCCACGGCGGCCCGCGTGGAGATCGCGGGGGCACGCTCCCCGCGAGGGAAGTTCCGGGCGGCTCCGGCGTTCTGGGGTCGCAAGTCCCACCAGTTCAAGGGGAAGCCGTGGATCGGCGCCTCGTGGGACGTGGGTGTGTCGGGCGAAGGCCCGTACGCCCTGAACGACACGATCGCCCGCCGTTCGGTGGAGATCGACGCACGGATCAAGCGCACCGTCGATGAGATCACCGGTGGTGCGTTCGGTGACTAGGAGGACCAGTTGACCAAGCCCAAGAAGGCCGTTGCCCCGCGCCCGCTCCCGGAGGGGGCCGAGGCGGAAGCCGCCGCCGTGGATCTGTCGAAGCAGATCCTCGAGCTGTCCTACCGGGGCGAGGTCCACACGCTCGCGTGGCAGGCCGTCCCGATGGACGAGCGCATGGCCTGCCGGTTGCAGACCAGCTACCCGTGGGAGGACGTGACCGGCATCTCGGGCATCACGCCCGACATCACGATCGTGTGCATCCTCGTGTGGCTCGCGCGCCGTGCGTCGGGCGAGCCGGGCCTGTCGTACCGGCGGCACCTCACGACGTGGCCGGTCGACATGACGATGGCCGAGGTCCGCACCCGCACCTTCCAGGCGGACTCCGCCGAGGCGGATCTCACTGACCCCCAATCCTGAGGGCGGCGAGCGTCGACATGGTCGCCGAGCTCGCTGCCAGAGGGATCAAGCCGTGGGAGATCGGACGCCTGAGCGTCCCCGAGTGGCTGGCGTTCGTCAGCGACATCAAGCAGGAGAGGTGGAACGCGCGTGGCTGAGAAGAAGCTCGGGATCGTCTTCACCTCCGACACCGCGCAGGCCCGCAAGGGGATCGCGGACCTGAACAGCGCGCTCGGCACCACGGAGTCGAAGGCGAAGTCGTCGGCCTCCGGGTTGAAGACGGCGCTGGGCGGCCTGGCCATCGGCGCCTTCGTGCTCGATGGTGTGCGGGCGTTGGGCGAGGTGGAGCGCATCAACGCGCAGACCTCGGCCGCCCTCAAGTCGACCGGCGCGGAGGCGTGGATCACCGCCGACGCGGTCAACGGTCTGGCGACCAGCATCGAGAAGAAGACCGGCATCGAGGCCGAG